GAGTGGAATATTGTGGAGTGATGCTTGGGAAAGTAGCCATTATGCAAGTAAACCTCCAGCACGTTTTTGTTTTATTAATTCAGATTGTATAGCAATAGCGATTTGATTTCCTAGTTGGTTTGCGTCTGCATTATTACCAGACACGTTACTTGAATTTGCATCAACATTAACTGTCACTATATTTGTAACCCCTCCACCCATTGCATTATTAGGAATAATAGTACCAGCAGAACGAGGAACAAAAAGCTCTGGCCCTTTTTCTCCAACAATAGAAGCTCTACCTACTGGTGGATTACCTCCATTAGCAAACATTCCAGCAATAGGATTAGCAACACCACCTAAAAAGCTTGAAGCTTTATTACCAACAAGACCGCCTCCACCACCACCAAACAACCCACCTAAAGCATTACCTAAAAAGTTACCAATACCAGAAACTGCACGTTGCATTGCAACTTCAACAAGCTTTCTTTTTAAATCATTTAATACACCAATAGCAGCTTGAGCTAATGTTTTTGTTCCCATGACCGCATCAGTAAGACCTGACACAATACCATCTTCAATCCCTTGACCAATCTCCATAAACTTTTCTTTTAATTGATCGGCTTCACTTTTTACATTTACAAGACCTTCAGATAATTTTTCTGTACCATTACTAATTGATTCCATAAAAATATTAGATTGACCTAGATTTTGATTAAATAAATCACTAGACGGTATTAAACCTTCACTGTAAGCAAGTGTTGTTTCTTTTGTCTTATCTTTTGTTATCTCTACAATTTGACCGTTTTTTACATTAATTTTTCTTATATTGTTTGTTGCTTTGGCTAATTTCTGTTGAACTTCAAGTTGTTCTTTTAATCTTTTTGCAACCTCAGCATTTATTAAAGCATTTGTTATTTGAGATTGAACTGCTGCTGGTTGACCTTTAAATTCCTTACCTTGAAAACCAACAGACACCTCGCCCATACCAAAAGGGCCACCAACCATACCAAAAGGGCCACCTGCTTGCTCTTTAACAATTGCTTGTGCTTGTTTTTGTAAAGCTTTTTTATCAACGTCTGTTATTGAACCTGCCGCAATTGCTTGATTTATATTTGTAACAAGATCAATCGCCACATCTAAAGCACCTTTTAAAGCTGGTTTTAATTTCTCACCTACTAGTTGTGCTAAAGTCTCTACACCATCTTCTAAAGTACTAAATTTACCAGCTAAAGTATCACTTTGTTTTGAAGCACCTTTAAAAAATTCACCCCCTTCACTTGTAAGATTTATTAAAGCCTGTACAAACTTATCCGCACCTACCTCCCCTTTGCTCATAGCTTTAGCTAATGTTTCACCATTCATATTCATAATTTTTTCTAATTCTTTTGTTACATTTATTCCTTTCTCTAACAACATTACATTTTCTTCTTGCATAAACTTATTTTTTGCCTGAACCTTACCTATAGCTAAAGCAACATTATTAATATCAGCCCCAGCCGTACCAGCAATGTCAGCAACTCTTTTTGTTATATCAACAACATTTTCAGTCTCAAATCCAAAAGCTTTTAATCTTTTTGTAACTTCAATTAAATCAGATGATTTAAAAGGTGTAACAGAACCAAAGGCCTTGATTTCTTGAACAATTTTCTTTGCTTTTTCAGCACTTCCTGTTAATACTTCTAAAGCTTTAGTTTGCGTTTCAAGTTGTGATGTTTGAAACAATACAAACCTTGCAGATCCAACAACAGCTAAAGCTGCTAATAAAGGTCTCAACGCACCTACTAAACTTTTAACACCTGTCGAAGCTGTTCGTGCTGAACTTCCAGTATTTTTTAAAGACCTATTACTTTTATCTAATCTGCCTTTTAATTTATCTGTACTACTGCTTAAAGCTTTGGTTTGTTCATTTACACGCTGCAATGGTCTTATTGCATTTTGAGCATCAACTATTAACTTAACTGTCGATTGTGCCACAAATACAAATAACCTTTATTATATACTACCTTGATTTTGCCTTTTGACGATTCATTTCTTGTTTTTCTCTGTCATTTTTAATTTCATAATATGCAGCCCAATGTATTAATTCCTCTTCCGTCATTGATTTTCTTAATTCTTGCACTGATTTTCCAAGTTCTGTTGCGAGAAAAAACTCAAAGTTTAACCAGTTATCTCGCTTTATTCGTTTTTTGCTGTATTTATATCAACTTGAATATCCATCATAAATAACTCAAGTTCATTTAAAACACTTTCTGGTAAAAATCTTTGTAAGTTTTCAGCATCAGCAGAAGCAAACGCTTTTGTACCATCTTCATTCTCTGCAAGTTGGCAAAGTAGTCTTGTAGATATTGTTAAAGCGTCATCTGTCCCAGCAGCAGCTTGGGCTTGCTTTCTATCAAATCTGGTAAGTGGTGGAAAAAATATTTCTTTTAATATTTCGCCATTAGGATTTTTTAGTTCATATTTCCTTCTTGCAGTCATCACATCACTAAAAGCTTCAGTAATGAGGTCTACGTTTCTTTTTGTTGCCATATTAAATTGGGGTTAGTTATTTAAAATGTACTATATAGCTGAAGTTATCGCACCGTTTGTTATAAATGAAATATTAACTACTTGAATTTCACCAAGCGTTGCGCCATATTCAGCACCTGTGATTATTCCTGCAAAGCCTATTTTTTTAGAGGCTGTTCCGCTATCTGGGAATAATTCAAACAATGCGTCACCAGCATCACCAGTTGTGAATACATCATCAATAAAAGCTTGATAATCTGAGTTACCACTAGCATCATACAAAAGTTCTGCTGAACCTTCACCACTAATTAAACCACCGATAAAAGTCTTTGAAGTTGCTCCCATTGCGGTAGTTTCTTGTGTATCTTTAGTAACAGATAAAGACCAAGATCTAAGTTCACCAATATCAGCTTCTGTGCCGCCAGCGTTTTCAAACATTAGTTTGCCTACATCACCTTTTACAGCCATAACAAAAAAAAGAACTATTAAGTAATATATTAACCTTTTTCAGACTTTTTTACATCTTTTTGTTTTGTCTTTTGATTTTCCATATATCTTTTGCAACGACCATCCCAATAATTTGGATCTCTTCTACCCTTTACAGCTTCGATTGCGTCCAGCATTTCTTCTGTAATTTCAAGTTTTGGCATAATTAAAGATCCTCAAATATTTCAAATGTTACTCTAATTTGTGTTTGAAACTTTCCTTCTGGACTTGAGGTTAGTATCTCAGGGCCAATTGGTGAATCAAAAATAACACTTGAAACTGTAATATTATTGTAAAGGTCACGCAGCCGTTTGCCAATTACAAAATTTGCACCAGAGCCAATCCCTTCTTCTGTAAAAATATTTAAAAGAATCAGACCAACAACACTATTTGTAGAATTAGCAGAACCTCCCATAGTCAGATAACTTCCAGATCCAAAACTTGTAACGCATTGAACAAAGGTATCTTCTGAAGTGCTGTCAAATGCCATGTTGTTAAACACAACAGGGATTGCAGGGCTTGATGCTAGTTCTGTGGCTAGTCTTGCCTCAATAGTGGATCTAACTGTATTTAAATCTATTGCAGCCATTATGCCTTCCTAAATTCATCAATAATAAAACGTTCCAGTTGTTTTGCAACAAGCTCTGGATAACCTTTAATTGTTTGCTGCCTTGTTCTATATTGACCACCCCAACTTGGAGGTAAGTTTGTTCCATAAGCAACTGGTTCTGCATATTCAATATTTGTAGAAACAACTCCAACAAATGGTTCTATATCACTTTTCCAAGAATTTCTTAAAGTTCCACCAACTCCTGTTTCACCTTCTCTTGGTTCAAATACAGGCGTAAATTGTTTAATATCAGCCTCCGCTTTGAAAGTTGCTTTACGAACAGTCTTTTGAACCTTCTCACCAAAATGATTTCCGATATCAGTTAAATTTATTTCTCTAGCCATAATTACCTCAAGATAAGATCAAAGCTTACAGGTGTATTATTTTGTTCATTTGTTAAAACTTGTATAATTTTAAATTCAACACTACTAATAACAACTCTATCTTTTGTTGTTGGTACAAAGGTTAGATCTCCAGCAGATATAGTTAGCAATTTATCCTGTGATTCAATCAAATCATTGACCTGATTTCTTGAGACATTACTTAATGCACCTTTAATAGTGGTATCAGATGTGCTTTCAGTAATTGCTCCAGTTGTTGTGTTATAACTTCCAGCCGTTACTTGTCTAATAGTCACATCACCACCAAGCTTCTTTAATGAAGCACTGGCAGCTTTTTTTAGTGCATTAGCAAGACTCATAATCTATAAGCTATAACTTGTCCACTTGCAAGAGTAATACTTGTAATAACTCCACAAATTTCTGAAGATGATTTCATGGTGATGCCGTTAATAGTTGAAGAACCATTTTCTGTTAAGTTTTCAGCAACTAGAGTTACCTCTGCATTTGACAAGCAATGAACCTTACCAAATCTGCCTGTATGGGCATTTGTATCAGTAATAATAATTGCTGCTGGGTAATCGTAACCGTACATTTAAGACCTCTTGATTGATAAGTTTGCTCTTCCGCCTATTCTAATACCCATTAGGTAATGATCAACTATTGGCGGGATTCGATCAATACCAACAGCCCCAAAGAATCTTGGAGTTACATTAATATTACCAACACTTACAGCAGCAAAGTCTTCTAATCCACTAAGCTCTAAACCATTTCTGTTGTTATTTAAATAAACTGCCAAAATCACTTGTGCTTTTTTTACACGTTCTGGTATCTCTGTATCTGTGTAATAATCAGCAACTAATCTGTTTGGAAAGCTTAACCCATACAAGTTTGTATAAGTGTCAGGTTTTCTTACTCCTGATCTCGGCCATTCAAGTGCCTGGGTATCAGCTACTCTAGCTCCTAAAAACTTTTCTCTGTCAATCCTTTGGGCTGCGGTAAACAATGCACGATTTTTATTATCTGTGGTTGAACCGTCCCATGCAGCGTTGTCATCACTAAGAACAAACCCTTCAATAATAGCGTTTGCATCAGTAAGACTTATATAAGTGTTGGCGTTAGCACCGCCAATTGTTGCGTCAAGAGTTATTGCCATTTATTTTTTCTTGTTTAGGCTTACGTTTTGGTTTTGGCTTTTCAAGAGTTTGAGCTAGTGAA